TGACTTCTTTTTTTATATCGCTAACCTCTGCCTTGTAGGTTGTTTCAAGTGCTTCTGATATCTTGTCTTTGGAATCCATTTCATCTCCAATTAATTTGTTCTACCGTGAGCAGGATAATATACTGTCCCAGCGGTTCCTGTTGTACCAACAATTTCACCAGTAATTCCGAACGAAGCAACAACAGCACTTTCATCATCAAAAGTATCATCAAGACTTTGATAAAAGTCTCCCGTGATTGCTGTAATAATTCCACTTGCTGTCATACCCTGTGTTTTTATAGGTCCGTAAACATAAGACTTTGCTAAAAATTCAAAAGTAGTTGCAATAAATCTTCGATTAAAAAAATCACCCTCATAGTTTTCTTCTATGTTTATGTTTGACAACACAATTGGAACATCAACCTTCGTATGAAGATCATTCATTTTTATCGTGACATTGAATTCGGGTGTAAAAAATGGTGTTATTTGCTCTATGAGTTGCAAATTTTCATCAATAGATGAGGTAAAAGTGTATAACCCGAAAGAAACATTATATGGAACCTCATTAAAACTTTCTCTCGTTAAAGGTCCATCTGTCTTTCTTGTTTTTGTAAGTTTATTTATTGTTCGTGTGGGATCATAGTTTATCCCAGTTATGTCAAATCCTATGCGGGGAAGAATTGCCTTAACTTTTGTTTTATCCTCAAGAATAGAGCCACCCTCATTTAACCTTGCAATAAATTTTTCTTTTGGTGCGTATGAGATAGGAACTCTAACGGTTTGAGATACATCTCCATTAGAATCAAAAAAACGAACATTGAGGTTATTAAAAAGTGATCCAAACCCAATAACTAATTTTCTTAGTGATTCGTTATAAAAAGTGCTAAACATTAGTAACCACCCTCACTGAAAGGATCTTGATCTGTAAAGTCAAAAATACTTAGATCATTTTGGAAGTTTTGAATCGTGTCATTGTCACCTGCGGTTTGTCCTGTGGGTGAAAGCGGAATAATTGTATCACCCTGAACACCTTGAACATTAGACTCAAAATCATCCACTGTCGAGAACCCAGTATCAATATCTTCGTGACCGTAGGTAAATGTCTCACAGATCAAAAGGTAAGTGTAAAGTTTTCCTATTTGATAAAAGGGATTTTCGTGTTCAACAAAGTTAATTTCAAAAAGTGTTCTGCTCAATGGAAAATAGATAATATCACCCTCTCTTGGACGAGTGATTGATGGCTCATATGTTGTCACCTCTTGCTCAAATCGTTTTCGAGCAACGATCAATTCCATTCTATCGTTAATTTGAATACCAAACTTTGAAAGAATATCACCGTCACCTTCAAAGCCATTTACTGACTGAATATACATTTCAAACTCGTAGCCTTTTGAAAATTTTGCAGAGTTATCTTCACCGAATAATTTATCTTCATCAAGTAATTGACGAGGAATATAAATCATATCTCGTCCGTTGATCTTAATCGACTCAACCGAAAGATCCTCAACGAGATTTTGTTCACCCGAGTTATCCTTAAAATAAGAACTTTTCATGCCATTATGAAGTCAATTGGAAGTTCGTATTGTGAATAGAACTCTTGTTCGATGACTTGGATTTCCTGAATTGCTTCTGCGTAAATTTGAGGACCATTTAACTGAACTCCTCCCGGAAGTTGAACACCAGCAAACTTAGAAAGATTCGTTCCCCATTGTTTCTTGATTAGTGCCGTCACATATTTTTTAAATATTCTATCGTTAAAAATTTCAGTAAAAACATTAGGGTCAAGTGCTGCATATGCCTCAATAATGAGAAAATCCCCAGCGTTAATTTGATCCGAGAGATCCGCATCAATCAAAAGTCTGTTTGTTACTTTACTAAATCGAACTTCTTTTTCTGGTTGAAAGAAATCTTGAATCATGTTGATGTATCTTTTTGCTGAGTCAAAAGATGCCAAACCTAAATTAGATTGATATCCTAAACCCGTGTTGATACCGAAATAATCAGACAAAGCCATTTGATATCGGACATCAAACATACTTTGAATACCTTTTAATGGCCCAAATTGAAAAACTTTTACAACTGATACAATGTCTCTACCTGTCGGACCCGTGTCTGGAAATCCTTTGGGACGCTCAATTTCATTTGTAAGAATATAACGTCTATCAACGTCATCTTGAGTTAACTGATGAGAAAAGAAAACTTTTTCGACACCATCAAAGTGTCTTTCTTGAAAAAACTGCAAAGCCTCGTCAACTCTGTCCTCTGCTTGTTCTCGATCAATGTTAATTTCAATAACTGGAGCACCAAGTTTTCTCAGGGAATACTCAATTAATTCGTCTTTTGAACTTACTGTTGCCATGGTTTTCCTCCCAAATATGTATAAAAAGAAAGGTGAGCCTTGGCTCACCTACTTTTATGATTCTAATTTGGGGGGTAGTGAAACTGGTATTTTTTTCACCGCATCGGCATCCATATTTTCAATGTAATATTTTCGTGTAATGGGAGATTCTGCTTCATCTGAAGTAGAATTTTTGTAGTTTGTAAAACCTGGCATTGTTAGCGGACAACTTAATTTTGGGTGATCTAATTTGCTATATGAATTACTTTCAGAGATTAACCAAGTTGCTTGACGATCTCCGCAACCACACCCACCACAAAAATGCTTTCCAACAGTTTCACTATTTTTTAAATGTTGACATGATGGGAGTTCACCACCCAAGTGTTGATTTCCAAAACAACTGATTACTCGTAACTGCTTTGTTGTCTCAGAAACTTTTTTGTTGTCAAGTCCACGAGAAACCAAAGCGGAGGCATAACTTTGCATCATACCAATACCTCTGGTTACTGCGTTTCCTTTTTTTTCCTCTTGAATTTTTCTAAATTCTTCTTCTTGTTTTTTCTTACACGTCGGACATGACATAGGTTACTCCTCAATATAAATTCTTCGTACGAGTCTGATAGAGAATAGATTATCAAGTCCTGTTACTGTTGTCAAGTTTTCAAGCGGACCTCCACCGACCATTAACATAGTATACACTAAGTTTGCTGCTGGGAGTTCAAAAATAGTTTTATTTCTTCTAGAATTTTTTTGTTCTTTTCTGCTTGAAGTAAGATATGGATAGTTTGAATTTAAAACCACAAATCTATTTGAAAAACTTTTTAGTCCATTTTCTGAGAGTTTTACAAGTAGTTCAAAATTGCTTTGTTGATCACTTATAAAGCCAAGTTCATGAATACTTGGCAAATACCAATCTTTAAATCCGAATTTATTATATGATCGAATGGATCTATAGAGATGACTGTCTGGTGGTTTCTTTGTATCACCACTTCCGTATGTGTTATAAAACCCATCAAATAAAGATGTTTTGCCTTTTTGTACCCTTTCGCTCGCCGTGGTGTGCTTATACCTAAGATTTGATTGATTGAATTCATCACCCAAATCAGTTCCATTCACAATGAGTGCCCATTTTGTATTAAGACCAATATCTGTGAGGGGAACGATGTCTGATGTTCCGGCTCGTCCAGTTTCAATCTTTGCTGCACTCATACTAAATCCAGGTCCGAATACACCAAAGTAGATTCCACCTGCAAATGGAGTGCCGGGTTCTGGCAAATCACTCATTTTTATTTTTGGGGGTGCGGGCTTTCCTTTTAAAATTGTTGGTGCGTCTGGACACGGAAGTTCATCACAACTCACAGTTCCTTTATCACCAGGCTCACTAAAATATCCATTCACTTTTTCACATTCTCCTCTCGTTTTTCTGGAGCATTCAAAAACATTTGTTTCTTCATTTAAAACGCAACACGCACTTACACTATAATTTTCAGAAGCACTCACAGTTGCTGATTTTTTTGGAGGGGCAACCACAGCCTCTGGAAGATTAAAAACAGGAAATCCATTCGACGTTGGTTGTGCGTGACCTACCGAGTTGTCTGGCATGTAAAATGTTACTGATGGGTTTTCGGCAAAAACATGCTCGTGATATTTTCTTCCATCACCTCTTCCAAAACTACTTGGTCTATCTTTTCCTCGATAATATGAATAGATATCAAAACCACTGTGTTCCTCTGCTCCCTCTGGTGTTAAGTATAGTGGGTAGTAATAACCATATTTTCCCTTATATGGAGCATTATTTGATGCGGTTCCTAAAACTGCGAACGGTGCTTTAATATATTGAGTTTCGCCGCCAAGTATTAAACTACTTCCTTGATTCAATTCAAGAACAAGTCCAGCACCATCGGTATCATCTTCTTCATCTGGAATAGGAACTTCACCACACTCTTTTGGAAGTTGACTTAAAAGTGTGTCATAATCGCAAATTCTTGCAAAATCATATTCAGAAAAACATGTCGATCCCTCTGATGGAACAAACTGATCGGCTAATTCTTGACACTCTCTTGTGTTACAAACACTCGTGCATTCTCGAATCACCAAATCGGCTGGTTCCTCTGCATAGGTACAATGACAACAAGAAAACGGCCATCGAGCGTCATCTCTTCCCTCAATCCCCTCTTCGGGTGATATCTCACAGAGATTTTGTCTATATGATAACCCATCTCCCAACTCAGAAAAGTTACACTCACCTTCTTGCCAATTACCATTATAAAAATCACACTCACATTGTGTTATGCCTGTTCTAACTCCATCGGTGGATGAATATCTCCCACCTTGGAAGTTATCATAATGATCTGGATGTGTCCAATCTGCATCTGTTCCGGTGTTTTTTGTCGTATAAGCACAGGAGCAGCAACATCCAAGTTTAGATGGTTTTGGACACTCAACCAACTCTGTATCGGGTTCGGGAATCCATTTTCCACCAACCTGATTACATTGGTTAAGAGTTTTTTGTGTTTTAATTGTTCCACGCTCTTCGCAGCACGTTCCCAGATTCTTAAACAGAGAATCATAGTTAATTACTGTTTTTATTCTTCCTCTGAAGTTTGGCATTACAACACGCAGTCCTGTAACTGTAAACAGTAATTATCGGAATCATTATTGTTTGGACAAAGCATTGTTACGCACTCCCCATCCACAATTTTATCGGCAAGGTAATTCAAAGGTGCAACTTTATCTCCATCAACACCGTAATATTTATCAATGAAAAATCTCGTGTCGTGAATATTCGAGAAGGCATTTGATCTTGGTTGAACTGGAACAAAAGGATTATCTCCGTTTGTATTATTTGATTGATAAGCCGTGAACGGATTGTTTCCAGAGCATGAACTACACAAGTCTCTGTTAAAAGGCCATTCGTCGGGATCATCATCGTAGTCTTGATCCCAATAAGGACCTAAACCTTGAGCGGGTTGGAAATACCAACAGGGGGTGCTTACCGATCCGGGTGGATTGGGATCACACCTATCATTTATACATCTACCTTGCTGGATTGACCCAAAGGTTGTGTTGTTTGGTTGATTGCCAAAGTTTGGGTCACTTTCAGGGAGAAGTGGTAAACCAAAACCTGTGGCACTTCCTCTACCAACTCTTCCTATGCAACATTGATTTGTTGTGTTAGTGGGCTGACCAAAGGTTATAACCAATCCATCATTGGGCCTTTTTCCCACCAAAAAACTGTCACATCCCTGTCCTGCGTACCAACCAAATTGACGATCATAAACGTCTAAAATAGACTGCCCTGCTCCCACTGGTGAGATTCCACTTCGGATCCTGCCCGGACAAAAATCACGGTCGGCCGAGTACGCTGCTGGACTACCACTACCCGCTGTTGGTCTGACTTCTAAAGTGTCGTCCGGAAGAACCTCGGAGACAGATATATCCCACGGTTGTTCTTTTAAAATTCTGCCGGAAAGACCTCCCGGTGTGTACGCACATGGGGATCCTCCGCTGGATGTTCTGAATGTATTGTTTGTTTGGACCCGAGTTCTTGCGGATGAATCAAGTGGAACAGTTGGATTGGTTGATTGTTGTGCATAAGTTCCAAGTGTTATCGCAACTGGTGCCGCAATATCAAAAGTATTTTGATCCACTGGTGCAACAGCATCCGGATCCGGTTGCTGATCATATCTGTATGCTGCTGCGGTAACGACACCAATAAATTGATGGGGAATATCATCAAGTTTGCTGTCTAAACACGAGCAAGCACCGACTTGTTGATCCCCACCACTGATACTAATTACTTTTCTCACAGGAGAAGCATGGAAATTCATAACTATTCCATCATATTGTTGGGCACTTTGATCACCACAAAGTGATCCATCCCCGGCACCCAGTTGTCCCGTTCTTGCATAAAGAGTGAATCCAGTTCTCCAATGTGGCTCAGCAGCGACATCGAAGGGATTAGAACCATCTGGGCCGTAATTTGATCGCATGAATGCGTTAAATCCAACACAAGAATTTCCATTGGTGTTTGGATTAAAGAATGGGAAAACTCCTGCTGCGATTGGTGGATAGTCAGAAAGGGATCTTTCAGTTTTCGGATAAGTGCCTTGTCCTACCTCAGTCCAATTTTTAATCGCACCCGGAAAAATTTGTGGATTACCCTGATAATCGACCGCATATTTAACCATTATTGGTGCTGTATCTTGCTCACCATTTGGGAAGCCAGCCTTCATCATCTGACCTGACTGATATCCCGTATTTGGTGGAGTGCTTGTACCTGCTTGTGCGCAGTGAGGACCGTTTGTCACACAATTACCAGGCTCCGGTGGATCTGGACATGGGTGTGGTGCTCTATTCACCATACTGCAATCGTAAGGTTCCGATGGTTGATCATCACATGTGCCCGCAGGAAGATCCGGACAACCACAAACACAGAGTGGATTATAATTTGCACCCGGCACCTGTTGTGCGTTCCCGCAGTTTGATTGGGGACCCAAAGGACTGGTATGAGTTATCAAACTCGGAGGATATCTTCCTTTAACCCATGCAGTTGCTTCAGCCATTTGTTGCACAATGCTTGTGGAATACACAACCGCACACGATCTCGGTG